CTTAACAAACCAGTCATCTTGGTAAACGAGAAAGACGGCACGGGTGATTACGATTTAATAAACTTTATGGCCAATGCCTATTATCCGACGCTTGAAGGAGGGATTAACCATCTAAAGAAACTCGCCAAGGAAATGGATTATATGCCCAGGGAAAAAAGATACGGCTTTCTACCATAGTGCAAATAGTGAAGCGTGGGATTTTATATGAGGGCATAATATTTATTTATGCAATATTAATTACATGGATTATTTTTGGCGATCCATTCAAATCTTTTCTGTTGACCGCCGTTATAACCGTAACAAAATTCCCGATTTATTGGGCCTTTCATTTCTTCGCTGAGAAGAAAAAATTGAAATGAAAAAGGGATTCATTATCAAAGATAGCGGCAGACGGCAAGAATTCGGTACGGGTGCCGTGCGTGATGAACAGACAGGCAAGGGCTGGTACCATTGTATTTCTCCATTTATGGAAGACCGCTTGGCTAAATGGCTGGAAAAAGGTGGTGAGAAATACGGCGAAAGAAACTGGGAGAAAGGAATGCCCTTTTCTCGATTTATCAATTCTGCCAAAAGACATTTAGCACAATTTATGATGGGCAAGGAAGACGAGGATCATTTGGCCGCCGTTATTTTTAATGCGCAAGCTATTATCCATTTTCAGGAATTAGGCCGGACCGATTTAGATGATATGCCGCATTACCTAAAGCATTAAGAGCCACCATTAATGCATAAAATCCAGGACAATAACCCGCATTTTTTACATAAAGCGTTGATAGCGATTATGCCTAAAAGAAAAAACTCAACATGCGTGAACATGGTGGAATTATCGATAAATTGGCAAGTGCCGTTTGCCTATTTCTGTTTCTGCCACTTTTCTCCGAATTGGTATATATAAGGCAAGGAAATGCTTTTCAGCATTATTTTACTGAACCAATAGAGACTATTGTTATTATATTTGATGACGGCAAATATTTTACATTCAGCATCACGGAGGAGTTTAGGACGGGGATTTCCGTGACATGGCTTGCAAAGCATGGCTATCCGATAAGTCGGGCAATAATAATCATTCACAACCATTTAGATTTGGTCGGCTTTTCTCCCCGAGACATTGAAACTTATTGGGCACTTTACAGGGAAGGCTTCAGGGGGACATTTTTGCTTTACTTAATCACGGGAAAGGTTATCCCTTTTAAGCGAAGTTTGCCAACGGAGAAAAAATAAATATGGCCAAGGGCATCGGCAACTTATTTCAGCGTCCGAAGGTAATAATTATATCCCTGATAGTTTTGTTTTCTTTTTTCGGCTATTTAATCTATACCAATTTTCATCATGCAACTCTCACAACCATCGTTGTCTTCGAGACAAAATTTGTGAGAGGGCCAGCCGAAGATGCGCATGTTTTCATAGGCAGAGTAACCAAATTTGCCAAAGAAAGCAATGCGGGCTATTCGAGGGCAACTATCCGGTATTATGCGGATTGCGGCGTGGGGATTTTAGGCGCAACCGTCACATTTGAATCGGATAAGATCAAACAGAAAGACGGGGAATAATATGGGCAATATTAACGCGATTTTTGGTAAATACAAGGCCTATGCCATTATTGCGGTGCTTGCCGCCTTATTGGGGCTGGCAGGTATGCGTGCTTGTAAGATTGGTGATTCTTATTCCAGGCTTGAGGGAGAATATGCCACGCTCAAAAAGATTGCCGCCGCCGATCATGTGCTTCATATGCGAGAGATTGAGAAAGTCGAGGCCGAGAAAAAGAAGCTGGATGAAGATATTCAAGGCTTGATGGCGAAGGTCGAAATTAAAGACAGGGATGCCAGGGAACTCGGCGGCAGGATTGCCTCGCTTGAAGCCGAATATAGAGCACTCGGCAATGATAAGGATGGGCAGATTGAAAACCTGAAATCACAGGTCAAGGCATGGAGCGAACGGTTCTCGCTTGTTATGCTGGAACTTGAGGATAAAGATAAGATTATCTTTGATCTCAAGCAGAAATATGATTTTCAGGTTCAGATAACAATGAAATGGCAGGCCGATTATGCGAAACAAACCGAACTTCAAAAGATATTAGAAGCCAATATTTCGTCACTGAAGGGGAAGTTGCGGATGGCGAATTTTAAATCTAATTTGAAAACCTATCTGGTTATTGCCATAGCGGGTTATGCCGGTTATCAGGCAATAAAGGGCAAGTGAAGAGAAAGCGAAAGGGGGGCTGACGATGGGAGAACTTACGTTAAACGGACTCAATGAGAAAATTGAGGGCTTAGAGAAAGTGATGAATGTCTACCTGGGGAACATTCAGGCGGAGATTAGGGATATCAAAGATAATGAATTGAAGCATATGCGGGATGATATCGAGAACCTCAAGAAATTCCAGTATAAAGTGATGGGCGGGATAGCCGCCATTGTCACCATCATTGAAATTATCTTTAAGGTCATCAGATGATGGTCGGCCTTGTCAGATTTATCAGATATATGATTGCCGTTCTTGTCATCGTTGCCTATTCCACGATAGGCTTTGCGTTGACTATCCTGTGTGCAGCTTTCGTCTATCTGAGGAGTTGGCCACGGTTTGTGGCGGCGGCATGGCAAACAAGGAAAGGCAAGATTAAGGTTGAGAACAAACCCCAGCCGCCTGCCGAGACACGACCAGCCCAGCCAAGCGATCCTCAGCCACCTGAGGTGGCGATATTCACGGGAAGATGGGGGAATTGCTAAGGGAATCAATATGAGGGTTGAATTTTCGGCACTTATGAAAAAATTAGAGATTAAGTCCCTTGTTTCACTTGATCGAGGAGGAAGGTTACTCTTAGAGTTTAATGCGGATAACGAAACCATTGCCAAGCTGAACGAATTAATGAAGGCAGATTCGGAATGCAAAATTATTATCGAGGATGAAAAGTAACCATAAAAAATGGAAAATAATGGTAGGGGCCCAGACGGCAGATTTATTGAAGGAAGCCCGGAAGCGGGAAGGCCGAAGGGGTCTGCCAATAAGTTTACAAATCTTAAAAACGCATTTCTTCAAGTATTTGAAGACCTCGGCGGGGCAGAGGGCTTAGCGAAATGGGTTAAGGCAAACGATCGGCATCGAGCTATGTTTTATCAGTGGATTACCAAGATGCTCCCATCCAGTATAGTTGGCGAAATGGATGATAAAGGTGAATTTAAGCCGCTTCAGGTTATCATAACTACAGATGGGAATAAGCCGCCTAAACATGAATAATGGAATCCATAACGCTTCATGAATATCAAGTTAAAGCATGGAACTCAAAAAAGAGATTTATTTTTATGTCGGCGGGTGTTCAATCGGGCAAGACGACCTTCGGCGCTGTTTGGATACTTAACGAAGCTCAGCGATGCGGACAGGGCGAATATATCATAGTGGCCCCGTCCTACAAATTGCTACAGCAGAGTACATTGACTAAATTTCTTGAGATAGCCCCCAAGGGTTATGGCGCATATTTCAAAGCTGAATCCGTTTATCGGACCGTAGATAACCGGACATTTTTTCTTCGGTCTGCTGATAAGCCGGAATCCATCGAGGGTATAACGGCCAAGGCTATTTGGGCGGACGAAGCCTCGATTATGAAGCCCAATATTTGGCTCATCATGCAAGGCCGGGTCAGCAAAACGGGAGGGCGGATTCTTCTGACATTTACCCCGCTCTCGCTCAACTGGATTCATCGGGAGATTGAGAAGGACAAAGAGCGACGGTTGAGGGGCGAACCTGGAGACATAGATTTCATTCAGTTTCGCTCGGTTGATAGCCCCTATTTTCCGAAAGAAGAGTTTGAACGGGCACGACGGATGCTGACACCAACGCAGTTTCAGCTTCGGTATGAAGGCAAGTTTGGGAAAGCCGAAGGGCTTGTTTATACCGGTTTCCAAAACTACCATATCGTCGAGCCATTTGCCATCCCCAAGGAATGGCGAAAGGCGGGCGGAATAGACTTCGGCTACAACAATCCTTTTGCCGCATTGAAAGGCGCCGTTAGCCCTGACGATGTGCTTTATATCTATGATGAGCGATACAAGGACAGGGCTTCCCTTGAGGCTCATGTGGATTTTCTGGGGAGTGAGATAACCTACTTTGCCGATCCGTCAGGGGCGCAGGAGATAGCTGAGCTAAGGAAACTCGGCGTCAAGGTAACAGAGGCCAATAATGATGTCCGGCTGGGGATACAGAAGGTTAATGAGCGGTTGAGGGCTTCTACGGGCGATAAGAAATCAGTCAGGCTCAAGGTTTTCAGCAACTGCATTCATCTTATAGACGAATTCGCGCTTTACAGATATCCCGATGTCGGCGGGGATAAGCCAGTCAAGGAAGATGACCACGCCCAGGATTCACTAAGATATCTCGTTATGGGGCTGGAGCGGCCAGAGAGAAAGATTTATTGGGTTTAAGTGTGCCATGAGAAAATTAAAAACCATACCACGTTATAATACTATTTTATTATCGAACTTTTTATCAAAAATCGATAAAGATTCGTTACCTAAAGAAGAAAAACTAATTATATTTGGAGACCCAAAAGCACCTAAACCTAAAGGAATTATATGGGCAAATAAAAACAAAAAACGTAGACAACGATTTCTGCTCGGATATCCAATCCGGGAGGTAAAGAACCTGTGACAAAAAAGGCTGGAAAATATGTTTTTACATCTCAAGAATGGCTAACGGGATAATATGTCCATTCTCATAGGCGAACGATATTTATTAGAGAAGCATGAAAAGGCTCGCCATAATTTGTATCTCAAAGAGCAACATCCGATTAGGCGTGCTGAGATGAGGCGAGAATGGCGAAATACGAAACGGCGGTTATGGTGGGTCAACATGGAGAACAGCCGAGCCAATCATGGAGGCAAGGATGATAGAAAACCTGACCATGCATACACTTTTAAGTAAAAAGAAATTCAAACAATTTGTTAAAAAGATGGCAGTAGATGCATTGACGGAATGCGCCGAAGCAGAGATGGAAGCCGAAATAGATGAGACGATTTATGGTAATCCCAATGCTGAATCGCCGAAGGGCATAATCAGGATGGAGGCAAGGCCGCTTCACGAAATACCCAAAAAGAGAAAAAGCAAATCGACCATAGAAGCAAAAGAGGCAGAGGTTAAGGGCGGTTATTTTGCCGTTGGCGACGAAAAGGCTGTCAAATATTTAAGGCAGTTATGCAAGGATATCGGGGTTGGCTTATTAGAAATAAAAAAATCTGATGAAACACCCAAAGAGCAAAAAGACGAATAGCTAAGGCATCATATCAAATGAATATAACGCCGCAAGCAGATAAAATAATGATTCAACTTGTTCAGCAATTTTAAGTATGGGAAATTTAGCATGGATCAATCATTAAAATTAAATAGATTACAAAAGTTGGTTTACCAACTCGGCCGGCTTAAAGGCTTATATGCCAAAGGCATGGGCGTGGACGCCCCGCTGACAGAGCGGACAAACTGGGGCAATCCGATTTATTGGGGTGAAGGACTCAAGAATAAAAAGCCCGAGACCAAGGCTGACCTGGTTGCGCAATTCCAGAGTTGGGTCTACATCTGCACCAAACTCAACGCCGATGCCATTGCCTCCGTTCCCCTGCGTCTTTATGTGCAGAAACAGGCAAAAGGCCAAAAGTTTAAGACAATCGAGACAAGGCCGATAGACAAGGCAAGGCTGAAATGGCTTGCGTCAAACAGCAATCTTGCAAACCGCATCGCCAAGGCCGTGGAGATAGAAGAGGTGACGGAGCACATCTTCCTTGACCTGATGCGCAATGTCAATCCGTTTATGAATGCATCAGACCTCAGGGAGTTGACCTCCATATTCCTTGATCTCACGGGTGAGGCATATTGGTATATTCCCAAGGGCAAGAGGATGAAACAGCCAATGCAGATTTGGCCCATCCCGAGCCAGTATATGAAGCCCATCCCGGGCGAGAAGCTTGAGGAGTTTATCAAGGGTTGGGAGTATGAGCGGGGGAGCCAGCGGGCCACGTTTGAGCTGGATGAAATTGTCGATTTTAAATTCCCAAGTCCGCTTAACCAGCTCGGCGGCTATGGCTGCGTCAAGGGTGTTACGGATGCCATATTTGTCAATAGCAAGATGTATGAGTTTGAAGAAGCACTCTTTGCAAACAAGGCCCGAACCAGCGGAGTCATGGAGGCATCCTCGGACATTCAGCAGGCGGAGGTAGATCGGTTCCGTCTGGATTGGCAACAACGATATGTGGGTACGGACAAAGCGGGAGCAACGCCGATCCTGCCGCCTGGAGTCAAGTTCGTTAGAGATTCAATGACAATGGAGGAATTATCATTTATTGAGGGGCGCAAGGTGACCCGCGAGGAGGTAGCTGCTGGCTTTGGCACACCTATCGCCCTCTGGGATAAAACGGCAATCAGGGCAAATGTGGAAGCGGCGTTATACTTCCATGCCAAGTTTGGAATCCTGCCAAGGCTGAGAAAGATTGAGGAGAAGATCAACGAGCGGTTCCTGCCGTTGTTTGACGAAAAGTTATTTTGTGCTTTTGAGGATCCCGTACCTGCGAACGCTGAATTCGAACTGCAAGAGCGCAAGGCATATGTAGAGACGGGAATCATCAGCCGAGATGAGGCAAGGGAAGAGCTGGGTAGAGAGACGGTAGGCGGCGGTGCGGATGAACTCTGGGTGCCATTCAATTATGTTCCGATTAGCGGCGGAGGCCAGCAAGCGGAGGAGCGGGCTGCAGAAAAGTTGTATGCGAAGGCCTTGCGGAAGATTAAGGAGAAATTGGGATGATAAAGATAAAAGACAAGGAAGAAATTGCATTGGCCATCAAATATGCAAAAAAACTTATCAGGCTCGATAATGTTAAGGAAATCTATTTTAAACAAAAAACGGTTTCGGCTACTTCTCCGACTTTATCTCTTAAACCAGGATTAAGATATATAACTTTTGTCATAGAGGGATAAATGATGTCTTTAAGCATCCAAGATTTTCCCGCTGAGCATTATCTCAGGATATGTGGGATTAACTACGCTTATGAACTGTTCGAGGCGTTCGGCAAAGACGGATTTCCCATAGGTGCAATTCTCCGGATTGAAAAGCGGGAAGATGATGTCATAACCGTGAGCAGGCTTTTTGACCTGGAGGAATGTTTAAAGAAGTTAACATGACCAACCTTGACCAACTTGCCGATGCCATTGCAGACCATGTTATCTGCGAGCAGTGCGGGTCTGCCGTGACGAAAGGGCTTATCGAGCGATTGCCCGCTAAAATAATCGAAACCATCGAGCATCGCAAGCAGGCGGAATCGCCGGCCGAAACGACCGCCGGAAAAGAGTATCCGCACAAAGAGCATTTTGAAAAGCTCTTTAACCGCTTAATGCCATATGAGCGCCGGTTCAAGGCAATGGTTCAAAAGATTTGGGAACGGGAACGGGCGATCATCCTTTCGAACCTCAAGAAGCTAAAGAAGGGCTATGGCTTTTATCCCGTCAAGAAAGATGCGGTAGATTCCATCCTA